TTTGCTACTGGTTACCATTTCAATTTGATCATCATACCCTTCAATCATCAATGATATTGTAACACCTTTACCAGTATGTTGGATCTTGTCAAAATTACCTGCTGGTTTCGACGGATCGTAGAGGTATTTGTAGAAATACACAAAGTGTCCTGTCCATATTCCATCATCACCTCTAACTTGAGTTTCAATAGGTATGAAAGTATGATAGGATTTGTAATGGAAATCAGTTTCATCAAATAAGTAGTATAATGGCACAAGATATTTTCTCTTCTCATAAAATGATATTTTTCTCTCATCAGCCAAGGCATGAATGAATGTGTCAGCAACCGACAACCCTCTGATAAAAGTACTGTTGCATAATTGGCGCAAAACTGGGAGATTGTTCTTTGATATAGCTGCTAAAAAAAGATATGCTTTTGCTGCAATTTCTAAAGACGTGCTTTGAATGTCAGATTGAATTGGATCTTCTAGAGACATTGGGGTATATCTGGTGGGGTAACATGTGTAATAGCTTGATCGCATAGATGATATCCACTGATTGACAAACTGTTCATATGAACTTGGCATCATGTTGACAAAAAGTACTTTGGCTGTTCTACTGTTATTCTCAAAAAAGTTACATAAACTGACGAACTGTTGAACAGGTTCGGTCACTCCACTCTTAGTTAAAATATCTATCATTTCTTTAACTTGATTCCTAATTCTCAACCATTCAAGCTCGTACTCATACTGCTGATCTTCTGGAATTATCAGATCCAAAGCTGTTTGTCTGTCCAAACCCCATGCTAGCAGCTTTGCCACTGGCTTTTTAATGGCATCAGCGGGCCTTAAATATCTCTTGGGATCAATTATTGCTCTTGTTTTCTTTGTCTGATTTGTCACTTTGGTAGATTGATTGATCCACACTTTGAGAATTTGCCGGAACAACTTTTGAGATTTCCACCATTCTATAAGGAAATCCAGAGCTTGATCGTCTGGAATTTTCTCCCACTCCTTGTGAAGGA